GGATGGCGGCCTCCGCCTCCAGCCGGGCATCCTCGGCATTGGCGCGGGCGGTCTGCCGCCGCAGAGCCACCGTGCGCAGGGCGGCTTGATACAGTTCCTGTTTGGTACGCATAAAAGCTCCTTATTCTGCAGGCGTGTCCGTCTTTTTGCGGAGCGGACGGCGGCGGGCAGCGTTCTTGAGAAAATCGTTTCCGCTGGGCTCGGCGCGGTCCACCCGGAGGTTCCGGCTGGCACCCATCCCGGCCACCGGGCCCCGCACATCGTGGACGGTGCGCAGGCCCTTGGCGTTCCAGGTCTTGAGGATGCTGTTCCAGTACCAGAGATCCCGCTTGGGGCCGGCCTGCACGGCGGCCTCCTGCACCATGGCATCATCGTAGCCGTAGACCTCGTACCAGCGGGCAATGGCCTTGCGCCCGCCAAGGGTCAGCTCGGTGTCGGCAATGCCCAGCAGGCCGCTGACGTATTGCTCCCGCTGGGCGCGCAGGGCCAGCAGCTGGAGGTGTGCGTCGGCCTGTTCGCCGGTCTCCACACCCTCGGCCCGCCAGACCTTCAATTCGTGGCTGACGGCACCCATCGTCCGCTTGCCCCGGCTGGCCACATAGGCCACGCAGAGCATGACAGTCTCGGGTGCAAAGGCCTCCTGCACATAGAAGTTTACCAACTTTTCCATTTCGGGGTGGGTCAGTGGGCGGGCAAAGCTGGTCTGGGCGCAGTCGATGAGGGAGGAGATCATGGGGTCGGTGCGGCTGGCCGCTGCGATCTCGCTCCAGGTCATGGGGGCAGGGGCTGTGGGCTCCTCGCCCGGGGCGGCGTTCTCCTCATACCGTTCCAGCAGACCTGCACCGGCCCAGAAGGACAGGGCACTCTCGGCGGTCATCTTGCTGCGGAGCTTTAAGTCGGCGCAGAGCTTCTCCGGGTCAGTGATGCCGGTGGCCAGCACATACAGAGCCACCCGGACGTTATATTCCTCCGCAATGCCCAGCTTGGAAAAGACCAGCTGCGGCACCGGGATGGTGTCACCCTTGAATTCTTTCAGTCGGTAGATCATGGTGCACCTCAGTGTTGTGTTTCGGCATCCGGTTCCGGTGCGGGCGGTGTCCAGGGCTCGCAGTCCAGGATGGACGGGTGGGCGCTCCAGCGTTCCGGTTCGGCGTTGTAGGCATCGTTCAGATATTGGGCAACTGCGGTGCGGCCCTCCTCGGTCATCGGGAAGATCTCCCGCCGCCGCAGGGCCGGGTCGGTCTTGTCCAGCGTCCACGGCTCGGGCCAGAGATCCACCGTGAGGATGGCCTCTTCTTTTTTGGCTTCCTCGCCGCCGTCCGGGTCGGGGACGGAGCGCTTGCCCGGGGTGATGAGGTAGCGCATCCCATCCTCGTTGCCGCTGAATGAGTTTTTGTTCTGCAGATAGTGCAGCATGGGCACAAAGATCATGTAGAATTCCTTCCATTGTGATAATCTATCTTTCATTATAAAGCAACTGGCGCAAAAAGCAAGTTTTTTCCGCCTGCCGCGTTCCGGCAGAAAAAACTGTTGACAAAACCGCCACACTTTGCTACACTAATGGAGCAGTCCTGCAGGGTTAGCTCATCCGGTAGAGCGACTGCTTCCCAAGCAGTAGGCGGCGGGTTCGAGTCCCGTATCCTGCTCCAATAAAAAGAACGCCAGTTCGTTGAGAATTGGCGTTCTTTTTCTTTTGATCACCCACTTTGTAACCCACTTGACTTTTCGTAAACAGAGCACAGCCCCGGACAGTAAGACTGCTATCCGGGGCTGTGCTTTATCAAATCGCCCGGCGGTTGCGCCGTCCGGCTGCCGGGAGGTGTCGCAAAGTCCCCTCCATGGTACGCGCTATCAGGAGGCGGGGAGGGGACAGCCGCAGCGCTGCGGTGTAGCTCACTTCTTCCCTTGCATCTGATCCAGCAACTCATCGGCGCGGATGGCCTCGGGAGTAAAGCTGTTGTTCTCCCACCATGCCCAGATGGCGGCAGCGGTGGTCAGGCCAGCCGTCACCCACTGCTCCACGCTGGAGCTGTCGATGGGCAGCACCGGCTTGCCTGCTGCACTCAGCAGCTGGTTGACGAGGGCCAGTGCCAGCACAACAGTGCGGGCAATGGTTGCGGCGGGGATGGCGGGGGTGTTGTTCTCAGTGATGTGTGCGTTCATAATGTCAGTTCCTTTCTTCAGTCGTGGATGGGTAAAGCGCAGGCTCTCTTGTACAATTCCGTGCCGGTGCCGTTGCCGCCCATCACATGATAGGTCTTGTAGAGGTAATTCAGGTTGCGCAGGCCGTCGCGGGTGATGTACCCCAGCTCCATAAAACGGTAGCACTCGGTATAGATGCGGTCGTGCAGCAGGGCCAGCACCGCGTCCCACAGGGCCTTGATCTTGGGGATGGCGGCAAGGATCGCGCCGCCGATCAGAGCACAGAGCCACCCGGCCCAATACTCCGTGATAAACTGCCACATCGGTCTCACCCCTCCTCGTCATCTTCCCACGCCTGCTGGATGCGCTGTCCGTTGTGACACACCGCATCCAGAACGGCATCTGCTTGGATATTGGATGCCAGCAGGGCCTTGTCTTGGGTATTCATGTTGTAGTACCCCGTGAACACCTCACCGTCTGCCAGAGGCGCTGCTACGGTGATGCGGTCGATCTTGTGCTCTTCCAGTGTAGCTAGAACCTCCGAGAGCCAGGGTGCGTATGGTGCATCTGAAATCAGACAACTTGCCATCGGTCTCACACCTCCATTACCGGAATACCGTATTCCTCGGCGCACTGCCGCTCAATGCGGCAGCCGCGTGCGTACTCCCAGCCCGGGGCGAAAACCGCCACGTCAGCCTTAGCCAGAAACTCGATGCTGCGTGCCAGATAATCCAGCGGCTTCGCATCGGGGCCAAAGTCCTCAAAGAACGTTTCCAGAGGAACCGCATCGTCACCAAACACGGCCTTTGCCTTCCCGATCACTGCGGCACGCTCCTGCAGCACCTGCTCGTCCGATAGGCCGTTCATAGGCTGGCTGATAAAAAACTTCTTGCTCATCACTTATGCTCCTCTCACTTTCGTCAGCCCGGCCCGCTGGATAATGGTGGCGTAGTCCTTATACGCATGGCTCAGGTCTACCGGGCCGCTCACGCCGTGGATCTTGCCGCTGCTTGTGTACTGCCACATGCCGTGGCGGCGGGCGGGGCGCTTGCCGCGGTAGTCCGCGATCCACAGATCGTAAGCAGCAAGGGCTTCCATGTCGAGGGCGGTGTCCGCGAAATTGGTGTAGGTGTACACCATTGCATACAGCCCCCACGCTTCTAGTTGGGCAGCGGCTTCGGCCACGCGGGCGGACAGCTTTGCGGGGGCCATGGAGCGCAGGCGGGGGTCCTCCACATCGATGGCAAGGGGCAGCTGGAACGTTTTGCCCCGGAGAGCTGTTTTGAGGGCGGCCAGCTCCTCCTCCGTCTGCCGCTGCGTGACCGCACAGGTGTAGTAATATCCGCCCACCGGGATGCCCCGCGCCGTGCACGCGGCATAGTTGCGCTCGAAGGCCGGGTCAACGTAGGGCTTGCCGTCCTTGCTGCCCAGCACCCGCAGCATCACGCCGTCGATTTTGCCGCTGGCCTTGACCTTGTCCCAGTTGATGCTGCCTTGCCAGCGGGAAACGTCAAGTATTGTTCTGGGCATTCTGCGCCTCCTTCTCGGCCAGCAGCTCGGTCAGCTCCTTGTACTCGTCATCAGTCAACTTGCTTGCGGCATAGAAAACATCCAGCTTGGTGCTCATGCCCTCCAGATTGCCGCGTTCGATCATGCGTTTACAGGTACGGTACAACATAGGTTTGTCCTTTCCGGGGCAGTGCCCCATCTTAAAAATGTTATCGTCCTCTTGGCAGAGGGTTTTACTCAGTGATCCCCAGTTCCAGCAGCGTCAGCCGATAGGCCTGGTCAACGTTCAGCGCATCGGCATCTGCCTGGGCGCTCTCCATCGTAGCAAGCCGCTCCTCCAGTGTAGGGGTCGGCTTCGGTGTATCGGCAGGGTCTGGCTGCGTGCCTGCCTCCACCACAACGTAAGCCTCCGGCTGGTCGTCCATGCTCCACAGAGCCTCACCAACGGCAGCCGCTGCATTGTGGGCGGTAATGGCATCCACAACGGCAGAATAGGTGTCGCATTCTTCCTGCGTAATAACCGGCTTCAGGATTTTTGTTCCGGGTTTGATCTCCATTTACGTTCACCTCACTTCCAACGACCAAATGCAATCCAATGGACTTTTACATTTCCACCAGAGGTGTTAATACGCATGCCGGTTGTACTAACGTCTTCCAAACCAAAATTATAGTTCTCAGGATACAGAACATCCAGTGACCCAACAGGTGTATAATTTGTATTAGCAAAAGACACAGGAAAATCCACCCTCCCACTGTAATTGGTTCCCCAGCATATCTGCGTACCATCTGAAAATCTTACCCAATTACTGCCGCTGGCCGCTACCGCTGAAGCACCCGCCGGGCCTTGCGGCCCCCGTGGGCCGGTAGCGCCTGTTGCACCGGTGGGCCCTTGCGGCCCCTGCGGGCCGGTAGCCCCGGTAGCACCCCTGGGGCCCTGCTCACCGGTATCTCCTTTGTCGCCCTTTGCGCCTTTCAGGCTGGCAATCCATGCGGCTTCACTGCCCGTGTATCCCAGCTGAACAGCCAGCGCATAGGCCGACTGGCCATCAAAGGTTCCGGCTTCCTTGGCCTGCTTCACGGCATCGGTGGCCGCATTGGCCGCGTTGGTACTGGCTTTCTCTGCCCGGTCGGCATCGTTCTTTGCCGCCCCCGCGCTGGTGGATGCCTCACCGGCATTGGTGGCGGCGGTGGAAGCGCTCCCCGCAGCGGCGGTGGCCTGCTGGGTGGCAGTGTTTGCCGCAGCGGTGGCCGTCTTGGTGGAGGCCGCTACGTCGTTCAGGGCCGCGGTGCGGGCCTGTGCGATGTCCTTCAAGGCGGCGGTGTGTTTCGTCTCCGTGTCCTGCAGGGCCCGCTGGGCGTTGGTCTCGCTGTCCTTGGCGTTCTTCTCGCTGGCGGCGGCGCTGGTCTCGCTGCTCTTGGCTGCGGCAGCGCTGTCCTTGGCGGCAGCGGCGCTGCTGGTAGCTTTCTCCTCCAGTGCGTTGATGCGCTCCTTGGCAGCGGCCAGCAGCTCGTCGGTGGGGATGCCGGTCACACCGTCCCGCACGATGCCGCAGAGCGCCTCGTCCAGCCGGGTGTCGGTGATCTGGCCGGTGGTGACGGCGGTGGAGCCTGCCGGGCGGGTGATCTCGGCAAGGCAGAGGTCGTAGATCAGCTCGGTGCGGGAGATGGCCGGGGCCGTGGGTGTGCTGGATGCCGTGCCCTGCAGCACCTGCAAGCTGGCGGCTCTGGCACCGGCATCATAGCGCATGACGATTCGATCGATGCGGGGGAGAGACGGGTCGGCCAGCGGCAGGGCCAGGGTGTCGGCCTCCCGCTTGGTGATGGAGTAGCCGGTGAAACGGCTGGGGTGCACCCAGCCACGGCCCGCCCCCACGGTGACCTTCAGCCCGCCTGCGGCTGTCACCGGGAAGTCCTCAGCTCCGCTGAACACACCCGAGGTGAGGCCCGCAAGGTAGGCCGCCACGTCTGCGGCATCGAAGTCGAACCCGTTTGCAGGGTATAAAACGATTTTGCTCAAAAGATCATCTCCTTACAACTTGCGCCAGACCGGCGTGCCCAGCCGCACGGTGCGGGTGGTGCTGTCGCTCTGGCTTTGGGTAATGACGTCGGCCACCCGGACGGTGGCCTTGTAGCCCAGCTCCGGGATGGTGCAGTAGGCCACATCCCCGGGGGAGAGCCCTTCGGCATCGATGGTCAACTCAATGGAGCCGGTGCGCAGCTGTTCCAGCAGTTTGTTGGTGCCCCGGGCCATGAGCCGCTCGAGGTAGGCTTCGCTCTTGTTGGTCTCGCCCTTTTCCTCGTCCGGCTGCACATCCCGGGCATCCACATAGAGCTCCCGCCGGTCGGCTCCGGTGGCATCCGTCAGGCCCACGGTCACGGTGGCCCGGTTCTCGCCCTCACCGGCCCCCTGCACCACGGCGACGTTTGCGTAGTCGCTGTCACCAAAGGCCCACGCAGCCTGCTGCAAGTTGCCCCACTTGGTACTGAACCTGTTGTTGGGGTCGGCGGTGGGCCGGTAGACCTCGAACAGCAGCTTCTTATCTGCGTTCTTGCCTGCCAGCCGCACCCGGAAGCCCAGATCACAAGCCGCGCCGATGGTCATCAGGTAGTCCATGATGCTGCCGCCGGAGGTCTGTGCAGTGTAGGTGGTGTCGAAGCCCACAGCAGCACCCAGCTCCAGCTTGGGCCATGGCTGCATTGCGCTGACCAGTCTGCGCATGGCCTGTTCCGCGTTCTCGTTCTTCACGATGCTGGTACCGGCCCGCTTGGTGAAGATCCACGTCCCCGGGAAGCCGGTGACCACTAAGTTGCTGTCCTGATTCTCGTTGCTCCGGTGGCAGATGCGCATGGGCACATCGCTGTCATTGCGGCGCAGCCAGCGGCCCTCCCGGAGAAGAGCGAGGTTCTCCTCGGTGGGCCGCACTTCCAGCGTCATGCTCCCCTCGGTGTTGTAGGGCTCGTCCCAGTAAAGGCTCACCCACACCTCCACCCGGCCCAGCCGGGCGAGGGTCAGCTCGTCCAATACGTCCAGCGTCACGAGATCACCTCCGGCAGGATGCCCGAAACCATGGGATAAAAGCGCACCGTCACCTGCAGGCTGGTCTCGCCGCTGTCGGCGGTGGCTTTGAGTAAGTTGTCGCCCGGGGCCAGCTCCAGCAAGTCGCTGTCCTCATCCAGCAGGGAGAAGATGTTCTCCTCCGTGCCGTCCTCTGTCCGCTTGACAGCCAGCTTGTCGGTGGTGGTGCGGTAGATCTCGATGACCTGCCCCGGGGTCAGGGTGGTCAGGATGCGGATGCTCTGGCCCGTGATGATGTTCAGCACGGTGGGGTTGACCACTGCGCCGTCGCTCTTGAGGGTGGCCGTGAAGGGCACTGCCAGCGCCCCGGGGTTATAGGCATTCAGCCAGCCGATGGAGGTGCGCACGCCGAAACGGTGGGGCTTGGAGTAATTCACCGGCAGCCTGAACGATGGCACAAAGCCGTTGATGCAGAAGCTCTGGGCAGTCAAGTCGTACCAGAAGGGTTTCGGGCAGAAGAGCATGAAATCCAGCACCGGGTAGGGGTGGATGCTCTTTGTGTAGGGGGTCTTGGAAAGCACAAAACGGCAGAAGAATTTATCCACAAGATACATTGTGCCGCTGGTGAAATAGGGCAGCTTTTCCAGCAGTAATTCCGCATCCGCATCGCCGTGGGAGCTGTGGCAGTGGATGATGAGCTCACGGCTCACCCCGGCCACGCTCTGGCGCTCCACGCTCACGCCCACCTGGTTCACGCCCTGTGCGGTCTGCACGTCCACGTCTACGCCATTGATGGGGTCGAGGGAGTAGGGCGTGCCGTAAGCCCACCCGATGTCGAGAGTGGCCCCGGCATCCGTGACCAGCTGCAAATGGTCTTTTCTGAATGGCATTGTGGAGCCCTCCTTTCATCGTTTCTGGGCCTTGGCCCGGTCGGCTTCCCAGCGGGCTTCCCGCTGGAGGTCAGCCGCCGTCTGGGCCTTGGAGTAGATATTTTGGATGATGTTGGTGTCACCCTCCCGGTGGTAGTTGTTGGCGGCTGCGGCCACCTGTGCCGTGCCGGATGCGGCCACAGACCGGCTGATGGCCATGTTGTCACTGAGGACAAGGCTGTTGGCCTGCCGCACCATCTCGGCCAGCTTGCTGTTTGCGGCCAGCAGGGCCTCGGTGTTGGCCTCCACAGCGTCGGTCAGGTCTTTGTCCGGGGTGGGGGCCGTCGGCGTGGTGGAGCCGGGTTTTGTGCCTGTGGTGGTCTTGGCGATGTCATTCAGGCTGCGCTCAATCTTTGTCTGAACCCCGTCCACATAGGTGGTCACGGTCTTGTAGGAGCGCTCCACGCCGTCCACCAGCTTGGTACCCGCCTCGGTGACGGTCTTGGTCACCCTCTGGGTGATCTTGCCGGTCTCGTCCTGCAGCTTCTCGGTGAGCACCTTGGTGGTCACGGTGCTGCCGTCTGCTCTGGTGGTCTTGCTGGTGTCGGTCATGCTCTCGATGACCTTCTGGGAGTTGGTGGAGGTGCCGGAGCTGCTGGGGTTGTTGGCAGCTTCCTGCTGCTTTTTCCGCGCCTCCTGCCGGGCCTTGCGGTCGGCAGCGATCTTGTTGGCGTAGTCCCAGGCCGGGTTACTGACATAATCGAGCGTACCGCCGTAGAGCCACGCCACCTTGTTGTACATCCAGATCAGGCCGTTGATGAGGACAACGAAGCCCTCGATGCCTGCCGCCACGATGCGCATCAGGCCCTCGAAGATGTAGCTCATAAAGTCCTCGACACCCGCCCAGACAGACTGGAAGCCGTTGGCCACATCCTTGTTTTTACCGGAGAGGTTCAGCAGGGCACCCACCAGCATCCCGATGAGGGAGATGACGAAGAGGATGGGGTTTGCGTCCATGGCCACATTCAGGGCGGTCTGCCCGGCTGTGGCGCTGGCTGCGGCGGGCACGAACTGCGCCACCAGCCCCATGGCCAGCTGGCTCAGGTTCCCGAACACGCCGCTCAAAGCGCTGCCCAGCTGGTTCAGGGCCCCCAGAGCGATGGAGTTGATCTGGCTCTGCTGTTCCTTGGTGCAGGCCTGCCAGAAGTAGCTGGCCGCCCACAGACCCAGGCTCTCGAGGTCGCCGTTCTTCAGCGCCGTTGCCAGCGTCTCGATGGCCCCCAGCGCATCCGTCTGGATGTCGGCCTGGATCTGCGCCCAGCCCTCGGTGAGCTTGGTGCGGAACTGCTCCGTGATGGTAGCTCCTACGGTAGCAAAATCCGGCCCGTTGGTGGAGAGGGTCTGGGCAATGTTTTGGATGGCCTGCTCTGCCGCCGGTGCACCGGTGTTGATGCCGTTGACAAGGCCCTGCGTGACGTTCACGCCGATCTCGTCAAAAACCTTGGAGGGGGAGTGGATGCCCAGCACGTTCTTGACGGTGGAGACCATGCCGTTGACTTTGCCCTTGACTGTGGACACCAGCGTGTCCCACATCCCGGTGATGCCGTTCAGCAGGCCGGTGACGATGTTCTCGCCGATGTGGCCCCACTCATCCATACTGCCGTCCCACACGCCGGTGAGCTTTGCGATGCAGGCGAGGGCGGCTTCGCCCAGGTTCTCGATGCTGCGGATGATGCCGTCTACCAGAGTGGTCAGCAGGGCCGCGCCACAGTTCAGCAGATCTGGCAGATGGGAGATCAGCGCGGCAGAGAACTTTGCGATCAATTCCGCCGCTGCTGTGATCAGCTGGGGCAGGTTGTCGGTGATGCCGATGATGAGCTGTTCCAGCAGCTGGATGCCCGCGTCCATCAGGTCTCCTGCATGGTCTGACAGATAGTGGGTGAACTGAACGATGACCTTTGTGGCACTGTCAATCAACGAGGGAAGGTTATCAACGATGCCCTGTACCAGAGCATCCATCACACCGGCAGCAGCATCAAGCATTGCAGGTGTAGCTGCTACAATATCCGCTGCAAGCTGAACGATGATCTCGGTACCGGAGGTTACCAGCCCCGGCAGCTGTGCGGTCACGCTGGCGGCCAGATCGGAGATGATCTGACCCGCTGCCTGAAGCATCGCCTCGGGGCCACCCTCAGACAGGGCCTTTGTCAGGGTAGTGAAGCATTCGGAGCCCCACTTGGCGGCCTCGTTCAGGCTGGGCTCCAGATACTCGTAAATACCCAGCTGCAGGCCCTCCAGAGCGCTCTGCATGATGGTGACGGAGCCCTGCAGGTTGTCCAGCTGTGTCTCCGCCATCTGGGCCATAGCGCCGGAATCACCGGCCGCCTCGCCCGCTGCGTCGATCTGCTGGGCCAGTGACTCCCACTGCTCACCCTGCGCTGCCAGCAGACCCTTGACGGCGGCAAGGTCGGTCTTGTTGAACAGCGTGTTGATGATGCTGTCCTTCTGGCCCTGCGTCAGGCCCTCCATAGATGTACCCAGATCGGTCAGAATCTCGTCCAGACCGCGCATGTTGCCCTGCGCATCGTAGACCTGAAACCCGAGCTTCTGCATGAGCTTGGTGGCATCATCGGTGGGGGACTGCAGGGACAGGATGATGTTGCGCAGGTGGGTGCCGCCCTCTGCGCCAACGTAACCGACATCGGCCAGCTTGCCGAGTGCGGTGGTCAGTTCGGTGGTGCCGCCCTTCAGATTGGCTGCGGTACCGCCCACCGTCAGAATGGCCTCACCCAACTGGGATACTGTAGCGCCTGCATGGCTCGCTGCAACAGCCAGCTTGTTGCCGAATTCGTCCACGTTCTGCTTAGTGGCTTCAATTTGAAGAGAAGCCATGGACTTTGTAACCAGATCGGACGCATAGGCCAGATCCATGCCGCCCGCTGCGGCCAGGTTCAGGACGCTGGGCAGCACCTCAGCAGCCTTGTTGGCATCGTAGCCAGCAAGCGCCAGATAGTTCAGAGCGTCCGCTGCCTGTGTAGCAGTGAACGCCGTAGTGCTGCCCATCTCCTTGGCCTTGTCCGTCAGGCTTTGGATCTGATCCACGCCCACGCCCATGGTGGCAGCCACCTGGGACATGGAGGACTGGAAGCTCATGCCGACACCGACAGAAGTTTTTGCCAGCTCTGTCAGTTTTCCAGTGGCAGCTTGCGTCAGCCCGGAGATCAAATTGCCTGCGGCTACCGACATCGCGCTCAGGCCCTTATTGAAGCCGCTTGCGTCCAGCCGGGTATCGCCGGTAATACTGTAATCTGCCACTGTGTCCACCTCTCATTCGGAGCGCGGGCACAGGGGCACAGGCTGCTATAACTTGATTTCTACCTCCCGCTTACATGCGGGGTTTTTGCATTTTACCCACAAACCGTGGGCGCAGGCCTCGGGAGCCGCCCACACGGGCAGCGCTCTGCCGCAGAAGGGGCAGGGCACCGGGGCGCGGGAATCAACCGAAGCGGTCGAGGAAAGCGTCCTCGTGCTCTTGCAGGGTCTCGTTCCGCCTCACCCCCTTCAGTCCCTCCGGCAGAGCGAAGCGCTCTTTCAGGGTTTCGTAGTAGTCCCGGTCGGCTCTGTCCATGCCGGAGGTGTCCTTGCCCCGGATCTCCACGATCTTGCCCAGCGGCGTTTCCGGCGGCAGGGCATGAAGCAGTGCTTTGAAGCGCCACCAGTGTACCTTGTCGGCGGTCAGGTCGATGCCGTAGGCCTGCTGAAAGGCCCCCACGATGTAGTCGGCATCGCACCGGTAGTCCAGCACAGGTTCATCCTGCGGGTCGCTGCTGCTGCCAGTCCCGGTGCGCTCCTCGTCCTCGGGGCCGCCGCCCTGGCAGAAGCGCACCAGAGATTCAAAGGCTTCCTGGTACTGCACTCCGGGCACCGGCTCTACAAAGAACCGCTGAACGGCTTCACAAATCATCCGGGCGCTGTCCTCGTCAGTTTTGGCACGGCGGGTGCGGATCAGCAGCCAGATCATGGGCCGGAAGTCAGGGTCGATGGCGCGGCCCTCCCACTCGGTGGGCAGGGTGTCCGTCAGCAGGTCATGCATTGTCCAGTGCCTCAAGCTCTGCCTTCAGCTGGGCACGGCGGGCGGCCTTTGCCGCTTCCTGTGCCCGGAAATCCACCACGGCGGGATGTGCCTTGACTGCGGCCCGGCGCTGCTCACGGTTCATGGGGGCAGGGATGGCCTGTGCTGCCGAAACCTGTGCTGCCGAAACCTGTGCTGCCGAAACCTGCGCCCGCTCCTCGGTGGGGTGGATCAGCGCGCTGGCACTGGCCTTTTCTGCGGCCATGGCCTCGGCAAAGGCCTTGCTGACCGTCAGGCAGGCGTTGAAGTTGTTGCCGTCCAGCCCCAGTTTTTCGGAAGCGCCCTCGCCCAGAACCTCGTCCAGGTAGTCCATAAAGATGCGGCACTGGAAGCGCAGCCAGGCAGGGTAATCGCTCTCGGGAGTGTAGCGGCTGCCCTCCGTTCGGGCACGTTCCTGCTGCCGGGTCTGTGCAGCCAGCATCCGATCCACGTCGTTGGCGTTCAGGGTAGAAAAGTCAAAGTCAATGCCGTTGATGATCATAGAAGTCCTCCTGTTACAAAAAGGGCCCCCGTTCACCGGGGAACGAGGGCTGTGTGGTGTTGTTATCAGACCTTGGCAGCCTTGGTGGACTGCGTGTCGGCCTGAGTCAGGGTCAGGTAGTTGAACTCAGCCGGAACGCCAACACCCTTCACGTCGCAGGCAAAACCTGCGGAGTTGCTGGCGGAGCCGCTTGCATCGGCAGTGACAATAAAGGCGGCTTCGCCCTTCTCGCCCTTGCCGGTCTTTGCGCTGAAGTAGATATAAGGGAAAACCACCTCAGTGCCGGAGCCGAACTTAATCCTGTGGGAGAGCAGGAAATCCTGCGCGGGGTCGCCCACGCAGCGGTTACCGTTCAGGGAGAAGGTGCGCTGGGTCTCGCCCTTCTCGGTGACAGTGCCTGCGCGGATATAGGCCACGTCCTCGGTGGAAGCGTTCAGGGCACCGGAGTGCTCCTTGACACGCTCTGCAAAAACGACCCAGTCGCTCTCCTTGGTCTGGGTGGAGGCATCGGTCTGGATGGCAAAGATGAAGTCATCGGCTTTTTCGGTGCCGGTGTAGTCCGCGCTGGGCACGATGCCCTTCTTGGTCTTGAGCGCGGTCAGGGTTTCGGAAACAGTCATAGGGTTATCTCCCTTCCTGATAGTATTGAAGTTGAAGCTGGATTTGGAATCGGCAGGTGTTGGCATCCTGGTTCAGGATGTACCCCGGGGAAAGGCACACCACAGCCTCTGCCTTTTTATCACCTGCCAGCTTGGGCAGATTCTGCGCGGAGGTCTGCGTCTCCACCCAGTCGGCGAAGTCGTCCCAGAAGGAGCTGTTCGCGGCCTGCTCCACCACGTTCTGGGTGTAGCTCATCCGAGAAGCCAAGACGTAGTTCTTGGCCCTCAAGCTGCCCCTGATGTACTGCTCCAGAATCGGCGCGGTCGGGGTGCTCTCCAGGGAGAACTGACAGGGCTCTGCGCCCAGATAGTCGATGGAGAACGCCACATCGCCGTCGTTCAGAGAAGCGGCAAGCGGGCAGGAGGCCAGCCATTCCAGCATGGCCTGAATGTCAGGGGTCTTGGTTTCGTTCATTTCAGCTCCTTCTGCGCTCTGGCCTTGACAAAGGAGATGAACTCCTGCCCGTGGTCATTGACACAACGTTCGCCCCAGTGGGGGCCTCGTCCGTCCTCCCGCACGCCCCGGCCACAGGGCAGCCGGTAGTACTGGGCGGCGGCGTAGGGCGTGGCCTGCACGATCTGCCCACTGCCGAGAACGGTATGATCGTTCGTGCTGCCTGCCAGAGCGCCGGTGCGCAGGGGAATGTATGGTTTTACCAGCCGGACAAATTCGCCGTCGGCCTCCTTCTGGAGCCGTTCAAAGGCTTCCGTGTACCGCCCGGCGAGGTCTGCTTTCCAGCAGATGCCGAGGTTCAGGCTGCCCTTCTGCCCCAGCTTGACATCTGCGGGCTGGTTGATCTTCAGCAGAGGGTTGGCCATCAGCTCACCTCCACATACCAGTGAGGGCAGCGTCCGCTGCGGTTGTCCTGGACGCACGTTACCGTCCCGGTGCGCCCGCTTGGCAGAAGCACCTTGTCCTCCAGCGCTACTGTCCACTGACGGCCCCGGAGCGCGGCCTCTGCGGCCTTGAATGCCTCGGGGGTGAGGAACGTGCTGCCAGCCGGATTGGGGCTCTCAGCAGCCCCGGAGGGGGCTGCTGTGGTGTGGCCGGGAAAGATGCAGAACGAAGTCTGCTCCTGCCGGGCAAAGCCGGGGGTCTCTACGTGAGCGCTGCTGACTTCACGACAGCTGACACCGGACAGTACTGTGGTGTAGCTCTTGCTCACAGTGCCCTTGCGGATGATGTGAGTGATGGTGACAGTCTGGTCTGCGCCGAGAGGCTTTCGCATCGGTTGACCTCCCTTCAGCGTCTGCGGGGCGGGTGGTACACGCCGCCCTGGTACAGCATCCAGCGGGTAACCGGGGCGCTCAGGGTCTGCTCCACGATCTGCTGCTGCCGTGCGCCGAGGTAGGATTGCATATCCATCCCGGAGGCATAGCTCTCAGTGTACCCGTGGTTGCTGACGCTGGTCACGCCGTCCCAGCTGGCGCTGACCTCTTCTGAGAGGGCCACCAGCCGGGCCTGGCACAGGGCCAGAAGCTCTGTCTGCTCCGGCTCAGCTGCGATGCTGGCGCACCAACGTGTAGCGTTCTCGATGAAGAGCGCCGCGTCGATGGCCATTGGCGTGAACTGCGGCTCAGTCAGACTGCTGTCTGGGTACTTCTCCTTGAAATCGGAGTAGGTCAGCCAGCTGTCCATAGGTTACGCCTCGGCAAAGTTCGCCTTGGGAATGGTGATCTTACCCATGCGGACGTTCTTGTGGTCAAACTTCAGCTTCCAGTTGGCGGAAGTGGTGAACTCTGCGTCGGTGGGGGTCTCCTTGTTGATCTTATCCGCATCGAAGCTCAGACCGTTGGGGTGCAGGATGAAGGCGCGGTTGTTGTACAGGATGTCCGTACCGCCTGCCTTGGCTGCATCGTACTCGGTGGTGTCCGGGGAGATGACCTTGGGGTTTGCGGTCAGAACGGAACCCTGACCCAGCAGGAAGGTGTTGTAGTTGGTGCCGTCATCGGTGCCGCGGTCGTTCTCGATGACGACCAGGCCGTTGATGGTGGGCAGGCTGACTTCCTTCTGGAGCACATTGGTGATGGTGTACTTGTTGTAGTTCAGCAGGCCCAGCTTCTTATACTCGGCCATGATCTTGGAGTGCACCACCAGCAGGCCGAACTTGCCGGAGAAATCGCCCAGGGCGCTCTGCTGCACGTCGATCAGCTGGTTTGCGGTCACGCCGCCGGTCTTGACGGTCAGAGAGTGGTTCTCCAGGCCGGTAACGCCCAGAGCGGCGTTGACCAGCTTGACCAGCAGGCCCTGCTTGTACATGCGCCAGTAGCGGCCAGTGTTGCGGGCCACAGCAGCCATAGGATCAGCCGCGGTCAGCTCACGGGTCAGCTCGGTGGCTTTCCAGGCCTTCATGCGGTCGATACGAATCCAGCTCTGCTTGCCGCCGGAGATCTCGGTGGGCACGTTGTCGGCCACGCCGTCGCGCACCAGAGGAGCGTCCTGATCGGGGTCGAGGGGGTTGTAAAAGCGGATGGTACCCTGCACGCCGCCGTTGTCCAGGGCGGAGGCCATGCTCTGGTCGTTGGCCAGAATGCCGGATGCAAGGATGGAATCGGAGAAGGTGGCCTCCTGATCTACGAAGCCCTGATAGACCTCGGGGTCAAACGGGAAGCCGCCAAAAGTGCCGGTGATAGGCATAGCTCATTACCTCGTTAGTGTCGTGCAGCCCTCACCAGTGTGGAGAGCTGCTGGAAAAGCGCCGGGTTGCGGGTGCGCAGGGCCATGCGCTCGGCACCGGTCATCTGGAGAAACTCCTGCAGGGTGGGCTGTGCACTGCCACCCTGGCTGCGGGGCTTCGGGACGATGATCGGGTTGCCCTGGGGCTCGTTGCCCGGCTGCGGTTCGGAGCCGCCATCCTGCGGGGCGGGGGAGCCCTGCTGGAAAAGGTACGGCTTGCGGGATTTGAGATCAGCGAATGCCTGCTTGACATCCTCCGCCTGATTCTTGCTCTCACGCAGTGTAGCTCTGTCCGGCAGCAGCTGGATCACGTCCGCCTCATCCAGAGCGCCTGCCTCCCGGGCAGCGCTGCGTAGCACGTTGTTGAATGCGTACTCGGCAGCCTGGGTGTTCAGCTGGTTTGTCAGGTTGGTGATCTGACTGCGCAGGTCGTTGACATCCACGCCCTCAAAGGCGGCCAGTCCCTGCTGAGCGGTGGCCAGCTGCGCCTGCAGGCCCTGTACAGTGGCCTGGTAGGTGGCTGCGTCCTGCCCGTGCAGGCGCATGATCTCGTTGATCTGCTCTTCGGTCAGGCCCTCGATGGCTCTCAAATCCTCACGTTTCATGGTTTTACCTCCCGGAGGGCGTACAGCAGATGTTTCGCGCTGCCGGTCGCGGTGCCCTCTGCGCCGCTTATACACCGGGCGCGTGGTGTAATCTGGGATTATCGTATCACAAACCAGGGGCCCAAAACGTTACGACTTGAGCGCTGCGTACCTGAAACAAAGCATACAGAAATTCCTATAAACCCTACGCGGGCGGGCATCAAGCGTGCCCTCGCGTGTATGTATTCTTATTTTCTTCTATTCAGGGTCAGGATAAGAGTTTGAGTAGACATTGTATGTTTTGGCCTGAAAACCCGCATGAACACTCACTTTTTCGTGACTACAAAGTTTGTATTGCACTGAATGTTGCGACAAGCTAGAATTTTGTTGCAACCGTATACAAGCAAAACGCCCCGCGCCGGGAGGTTTGTCCTCTTCAGCGCGGGGCGTTTTGCGGTGTAGCGGTCACTCCTCGTCCGGTGCGAGGATAAGCTGGGAGCCGTCCGGGAGGATGAACGCCAGCTTTGCGCCGCAGAGGGCGGCGGCCTTGGCGAGGTCTCTGGCCGACCAGCTGTCCCGTCTCAGCTTGTTGCTCATGGCCTGCGGGGTGGTCATCCCGAAAGCGGCGGCGAAGGTGTTCTGGTCGGTCTCGGTCAGCTCCAGAAGAGCCTTTACTCGGCTTGATGTGGTCATCTCGGGTCACTCCTTTCTGCCACAAGGATATGACTTGCCGGGGCAAAAGTCAACAACAAAAAGAAATTAAAAAATAAATCAAAAACAACTTGACTTTGTGCTTGCGCAGAGGTAACATACAGCCATCGGAAGGGTTTCTGGATAAAAAATAACGGAGGAAAACGAAAAATGGCAAATCCGAACGAGATGAGCAAGACCGAGATGCGGCTGGAAATCAACGCGGCCGAAGCAGTGGTGAACAATGGCGGTACCCTTTCGCAGGAGCAGTGGGACCGCGTGTTTAAGATGCTGCAGCTGGTCAAGGAGGACTAAACCATGAAGAAGGAACTGCGCGGCCAGCTGGGGATGCTGGCGTTCAGTATGGACTCTCAGTGGTGCGTCATGCACCGGGAGGACCTGCCGGAGCCGACCCGGGTGTGCGCCGAGGGTCAGTACCAAGGGATGATCTTCACCCTCACCGCTCTGGGCGGTGACTGGGTCAGGGACGACAAGGGCAAGCATCGGGCGTTTCTGATGGGCGAATCCAGCCGTGACACCGACGAGTACACCAACAAGGAGGACTGAACCATGAAATTCTATTACAAAGGCCAGCTGGTGCGCACCAGCAAGACGCACGCCTACAACTGGGCAATCCTCGAAGAGAAGGACGACGGCACCTTGAAGGTCTACGGCTGCCGGGCTGAACGGGCAGCAGCTGACACCGAACTGACGCAGGTCATTCGCAGGGGACACCCCTATGCGAGGGTCGTCCCTCTGGACACCGAGCCGAACCCTCCGGCGCTGACCTTCGACCAGTTCATGGCTCTGGCCCGCGAGAACTACAACAAGGGCGGCGACGGCTACGTCGAGTGCTGGGACGACCGCACCTTCGCATATTTCGTGAAGGAGTTCGGGCCGATCACGAGGGCCAGCGCGCTGGATGCTTTTGCACAGGCGCTGGATCAGGAGAAGGAAGAACGGGCAATCGCCCAGGCAGCTGCGAAAGGAGAATGGTAACCATGAAGAAGCTGAACATCACTTACGATACGTCGAAAATGGAAAACGACGAGTGGATCACTGGGGAGACCTGCTACACGGTCGAACTCGAGGACGAGGTGGCCGACCGGGTGTTGAATCACAGCAAACCGTCCAAAGTGACGGTGACTCTTATCGAGAAACTGCTGACCCTGCGGGAGCGCCTGCTGTGCCGTGCCTACATTCAGGGCAGCATCAAGCACTATGAGCTGGTAAAGGAGGGCTGATCTATGAAGAAGGTCAACTGGAAGGTGTACGGCGAAGCGCTGGATGCACTTCAGGCGCAGTTCTCTGCGGAGGACGGCATCCAGATCCACAACTGCAACTTTGCTCGGCAGGGTACCCCGGTGAAGATGGGTGTCCAGTGGGCCTCCCTCGGAACCAAGAGCCCGGAGGAGGCTGCTGAGTATGCAGACCGGATTCTGGACGCTGCCATGGCGGCAGAGCACTTCGTGTATAACGGTTATGTGGTGGACTATGAGGGAGGCGATGGACTTCGTGGATGAGCTGCTGGATCACTTCAAGTGAATTACCCCAAAGAGAAACGCCCTGAAGGAATGCACCTTCAGGGCGTTTTCGATGTTTTATTTATCGGACTTTCTCGAGCTCGCCGGTTTCGATGTTCACAAAATATTCGGCCAGCACAGTTCCGCTGCCCAGCATCTTTGCGTCGTGCTCTTCTTTGGCAACGTACTCCTGTACGGTTACGTCCAGGTCGCCGCCCATCACCATGATTTTGGTGGTCGTGTTGTAGTTGAAGTTGACGATGAAGTGAATCTCGCTGTCGTCCGTGAAATATTGTTTGTAGTAGTCCAGGGCATACTCGCTCATGTCGATGTTCTCTGCGATCAGCGAAATGCGCCAGTTCCCGGTGGTATCATTCCGTACTTTATCCGCTCTAAAGCTGATACCATCCAGCGGCGAGGATTCTGTGCTGGCGGGTTCTGCCTCTGATGCGGTGCTCTCGGCCACGGAGCTGGCCGGGGCGCTGGATGCCACGCTGCTTGCAGTGCTGGAAGCGCTGCTGCCACAGGCGGTCAAGCTGACGGCCAGTGCGAGCAGGACGATGCCTGCCCGGATACGGTTCTTGATTTTCATAGGGTGAGACCTCCTTTATTCTGGCCTGAAGTATAACACGGCCTTTTCAGAAAGTCCAGCACGGCTCATTTTCTCGCCTGGGCTGCTGCGCTGGAGGCCTCGCTGCGGCCAAAACCGGGCACACTTTCTCGCAGCTGGTACTGGTGCAGTCCTGTCTGACTGAGGAAGTCTTTCAGCTTGTCTCGGGAGGCCGCCAGCTTTGCCGCTGCGGCCTTTTCTGCGTCCTTTTGGCCGCTTTCCTTGGCTACGAGAAAGGCCCGCTTGTCGGCCCTGATCTGGCGCTCCTGGGCACGCTGCATCTGGGTTGCTTTGTACCGTCCGATCTCCTTGCCGTTGTAGGTTACAGTAGCTGCGTTGATTGCGGCCAGCCTCTCGGGCGTGTAGCTTCGCACACTTGCGCCCTCCCAGTACATGCTCCAGTTGTGAGAGCAGTTGGCCCCCATAAAGCCGCGCACGTCTCCGTAGCCGATGTCGTCCAGTGAGAGGTAGCCGTGCTTGCCGCTCCGGCTGACGATCTGGCCCTGCCACCAGCTGTGGTTTGTCAGGTTCTGCCCGCCGTCACCGGTGCGTGCACCGACGTGGGCATCCAGCTCCATCAGGTCACACTCCAGCTGATCCGCGTTAAAGCGGGTGATTTCTCCGGCGGTCTGGTTGATGCCGGTGCGGGTGGCCCGAAGAACCACCACATCCAGACTGTCTACGTGGCCGCTGGGATAGGTGATGGCCCCCACGCCCTTGGTCGCCAGCTCGTTGAGCGCACGCCTGGCAGAATCGTCCGAGCTGAACGCTCCGCTGACGGCATCGGCGTGGGCCATGTCGAGGTAATACGCCAGCTGCCGTTGGGTGGTCTCCACCATGTTCTGGTTGCCCATCACGGCCCGGGTCTGGGTCAGATTGTACAGGGTGTTCATGGTGCGCCGGTAGCCGCTCTGGATGATCTGCCGGGCCTCTTCACTCTCGCCAAGAGGGGCCAGAGAGCGGCCTGCTGCGGCTGCATCCTGCACGTCGATGCCGTAGGCCTGTTTCATTGCCTGGGCAAACACAGCGGCTTCCTGGGGCCCCAGCTGCTGCACGATGGCCTGCATCTGCTGGAGGAGGTACGCACGGCTGGCTCCCAGCGCCTGGGCGCGGTAGCTTTGCCACTGTGCGGTTGCCGTAACGCTGCCGGTCTTGACGATCCGGCGCACCATGTCCCGCAGGATGCGCTCGCTCAGCTCGTCCCACGGTGCCGCCATGAGCCCGGCATAGCCGTTGACCTCGTCCGGTGTCAACATGGGCGCACCTCATGCTTGCCGCCTGTCTGGGTCACCGTGAAGCCCAGAAGCTCTGCGGTGTACACCGCCTCGTGATACTGACCCCACACGGCGGGGTCTCGCAAAATGCGGGCGTTGGCTGCCAGAAAATCCAGCCGGTCAGCCGCCTGCGCCATCCGCTCGGCCTGCAGGGCCTTGTTGGTTTTAGCCGTCGCCATTATCCAGCACTCCCTTCAAGATATCCGCAGCCCCGGCCTCCCGCTGAATGGCCTGCACTGCCTGTGTAGCGGTCTCCTCATCTTCACCAAAGAAGTGCATCCGATACTCTGCCTTGCTGCGGAGGCCCATGCTGACCTCCTGCTGCCACTGGGCCATCTCGGTGAGCCGGTCGAGGATGATGCTGTCATCCCACTTGAAGGCGATGTTCAGCTTGCCCTTGCCCGGCGCTCCGGGGATGTGGTCGGCCCAGTAGTCTAAGGCATTGATCAGCCCTCGCAGCGCGTCCTCCAGTGCTGCCTGAAGGTCGGACACCGTGGCGTACAGCTTCTGCTTGCTGTTGACGATCTCGGTGGCGGTCTTTTCTACGTCCGCTACCTGCGAGATCACACCAAAGCTCAGGCCCGCATGGCTTTCCACGTTGCGCAGATACTGGTTCAGACCGGTCAGGTAGCTGCCGTCCCGCAGGGCGGGGGAGAACACCTGATAGAACGGGGTGCTGTCGGTGATACCGGTGTTGACGTTAATGCCATGGAACAGCCGCTCTCTGTGGTGCGGGGCAGTGCGGTCAATGGCTTCCGGCGGTACACCGTATTCCTTCAGTGCCTGCGCCTTGGAGAGCGTCTGCCCGGCGGCGCTGGGCTTGAGGAACTTCTCGTCGGTGTCCACGGCCAGTTCGCCGCCCTCGTACTCCCAGTCCAGCCGGGTGTACTGTTCGTCGGCATCAATGATCTGCCTGCGGGCGGGTTCGAACATGGCAGCCCCCAGCTCACTGTCGGGGTCAACGCTGTTGACGATAGGGGTCACGAAATAGCCCACGGGCAGCGTCTCCTGCCCGGTCAGATAGGCTACGGGCTCGATCTCGTCCCACTCCGGGCGGATGCTCAGATCTTCCGGGCTGCCGAGGCTGTCCTGGGTCGCACTGCGGAAGGCAAGGTTTACCACCTTGATGCAGGGAAACTGTGTAGGTGCTGCGAGATCATAGTCCTCCAGTTGCGCCAGCTCGGCATCTCGCAGATCCTGTCGGCGCTCCAGAACGTGCATCCACTCCAAACGGTGGTAGTAGCTGTCGTCCTCCTGGATGGTGTCGATGAACACGCCCTCGGTCAAACTGCCCTCGACATCGTGGGCGACCGGGAAGTACCGGGTTGCGTTTGCAAAAGAGATGCCCAGCTTGCTGCCGCTCTGGTAGGGTTTCCAGATGCCGCTGCCCAGGGCCAGCGCCACCGTAAAAATGCGCCGTTTGCGGGGCGTGAGCACCCGCTGCAGCCGGGTGTTGATCCAATCCGCGCGGTCACTGCCCTCCACTGTGGCTTCCAGCTCGAGTGTCGTCAGCCGGGCCAGCTCGGCGCAGATCAGCGCGGGCAGGTCGAGGGTCAGGGTCTCCGGGTTCTTGTCCAGCGGCAGGCCGTTGATGGCTGCATCGTACCAATCCTCGATAGCCCGCTGCATCCGGTCAGTGACAAGGGTCTTGCAACCGATGATATTCTCAATATCTGCGTGGTTTATCATGCGTTTTGAACACCTCTCTTTTGCCAGACGGGCTCCATGGCGTAGCGTGTCATATCGATGCTGTGGTTCGCTGCATCAACATACCCCGGCATCACGTCGCCGGTCTTTTTGTCGATGGCGTACTCATACTCGGAAAACTCCCGGGCCGTCCACGGACAGCGCTGGGGGTCAATGACGATCTTTGCGCGGCTTTGCAGCCACTTCATGCCGTCGGTGACGGACGTGCCGCCGTGTGCTGCGTACTTCCGGCAGCCCCGCAGCCGGTCAAAGCCCAGATCGCGCAGTGTAGCGATTGAGCGATTGGCCGCACTATCGCCGATGATCTCGTCGTGCAGGTGTCGGCGCAGGGCCTCGGCCAGTTGGGCATCGGTCTCCTTCTGTGCCCTGTGCTCCTCGAAGATGTACAGGGTCTGCTGGGCGTGCTGATAGGCCATGCCGCCGAAGTGGTTCGGGTCGGGATACCAGCCGAAGTCCAGGCCGTAGTAGCGGCGGTCGAAGCCTGCGATCTCCTCACTGGTGATGGGCCGCAGCTCCAGATTCTCAAACACGGCAGTGCCACAGCCCACCACCTCGCCCAGATACTCGTGGGCGTAGGCCACCGGGTCGCGCTGCTTCAGGGTCTCTGCGTCATCGTAGAAGCGGGGGCCCAGCCACTCGGGCGGGGTGGTCAGGTAGGTGGTGTGATGCCGGAACTGCTTCGGCTTTGCCTCCC